TCCATATCAAAGCCAGCATCAGGACGTTCCAGCACGTACCGGGCAAAGTCACCACGACTAATCAATCTACGGAACATCTTGGGAGACTTCTGAAAACTCTCAGCAGTGAAGTCAAACACAATGTCGTAAGGAGAAATACGGTTGACTCGTGGGCCTTCGTAGACCACCACTTCTTCACCTGTCGATTGATCGTAAGCAGTTTCTCGTACATACTCTACGTGAGCAAAGCAGTTACCAGTCTGCACCCAATCGTTCAACAACTGCTTCATGGTGTCGTTAAACCCAGAGTAGTCATGCTTGGTACGCAGGTAGTTGACGATAGCTTGACGCTTTTTGGCCGTGGCTTCGTCAGGTGTAGCTGGATCAAACGTAAAGAACTCACGCTTGCTGAACAACGCACTGGCATAGTTGGCACCAAGGTTGTCGTGGATCTGTGTGATCTTTGGAATGTGAGTAGAGTGTGACCACTCGTTCTCTACGTTAGCTGTCTCACGAGTAGATGTAGCGTACACGTACTGTATCACTTCTCCAACACGTTTCTTCCACACCTGTTTACCGGCATCCCAAGATTCAAACCGTTGAGCAATATCTTCTGCTACCCAGTCTGATTGATAACCGTTAATCTCTACTGATCCACTCATCGTCTGCGTCCACCGAACCGTTCATGTGTAATAATGTTCTCACCCCTACGTACAAACCCGTGTTGACGGGCAGAGGGAGGCTTGCTAATCTCTACTGCTGCTGCTACGGCATCTTTCAAGTCATCATGTGATGGGCGTTCAAGAATCAACTGCTCTTCGTAGATGCTCATGTACCCGCCTCGGTAGTGCCAGATTGATCCTGACTCGTACCGTGGTTCAAGAATAGCAGCAACCCGTTCAACCTTTTCACCCCGGCTTTGTTTACCTTCTACAACAAGCGGGATACCTTCCTTTCTAAACTGATCTTTGATGTACTCAATGATTACACTGGCACCAGCGTTTGATTCAATCCGTACCTTTTTAAATCTCCACTTCTCCCACAACCTTTCAAGGGCCATGTAGTAATCGTGGTACTTAGAAGTTTTGAATTGATCTAACTCCAACAGGTAGATATACCCATCACTATCCACCCCAACAACAGCGTAAGCTGTAAAGTCAGAGGTAGCTGCTGTAGTGTATGCCAAGTCACCAGCACAGAAAATTGCCAAAGGCTTACTGTTAAAATACCACGTATCGTTATCAAATGTCAAGTGTTTTCTGTCGTAGTATTGGAACTTGTCTCCGTCTACCCGTTCGCTTTCTGGGTCGTTTGGGTTGTTGTAATACTGTGCGTAATACTGTGCCCGTTCACCAGCCCGAATGTACTTAGCCCGGATCTTACTCAACTCTTTGTTGTCAAACCCGTACCACTTACCTGTGGTTGGACAGATCTCACGGGGCCACAAGAAAGATCCGTTCTCTTCTACCTCACGAACAAAACTGTCGTATAGTGGCCGGGTGTCTACGATCTGCCCTTCATCATCAAACACTTCGTAGTTCATAGTGAGTAGCATGTTGTAGATGTCGTCACCGTGGTAACGAGTACCTGCTACTTTTGTGATCGCCCCTGTGTTTGCAATCGAACTAAATTGCGAATAAGACGCTTGTACCTTTTGGCGGCCCTCTTTAGTATACGCATTTGTTGGCACCACGATGTCATCGAAAACAAGAACGTCACAGTGAAGACCAGTAGTATTACTGCCAACCGAACGTGCAGCAACAGTGCGGTCGCGTACCCCACGCTCTTTCCTAAGCGGATGATCGACTTTAATATTCCGAGCACTCCACTCTTCCCTTTTGGCTTCTTCAGGAACAATCATATCAGGCCAGTACCGGGTGTACACAGGAGATTCAAGGATTGACTTGATGGCATACAACTGCGAGATTGCCAAGTCTTCTGTGGCCGATACGTACAGAATGGTTGTGTCTGGGTGTTTAGTAATCCACCAAGCACACCACACAGCGATCAAGTGGGACTTCATGTGAGATCGTGGCAACAACAACAGTTGATCTGTTGAAGCGTTGGGATCTGACAACCACCGCATTACTTCGTAGTGCACCTCTCCGTACAAACGTGACGGGTTGACGAGCTTTGCAAACACCACAAAGTCGTCCTCTGCCATCTTTTTAATTTGTTCTTTAGTCGCCATATAAGAGGTATTGTATCACGTTACTTGGTTCGTGTCAACGGTGTGATACGAGCAAGGTCACTTGCAACATCATCCTCTTGTTTGGTTTGTTCTTTTGTCTTGGCCGTAGAAGTCTTCTGACGAGGTTTCTTTGGCTCGTGACTGAAGTAGTCAAGCAACATCTTAGAAGCTGTTGTGCTTCCTTGTCCACCCTCCAGAACTGTACGCTCAAGAGAACTACGGATGGTAGCTTTAATCATCATGTCTTGTTCAGCCTCCCACATGGAAAACTTCTCTTTAAACCATTTCAAACCTTTAAGCATTTCCCACTGACGGATGTTACCTACGATCTTACGCATGGCATCGTACTCGTTTTCAGCATAGATGTAGCACATCCAAGCAGAGGGTATCCACCGTTGAGTTACCTCACACCACTGCTCGGTCTCAGACAGAGACCACTTGACTTCATCTTCTGATCCTTTTGGACAGGTCTCAAGGAATAAAGATACGGTACGGAACCTAAGGTTACTCTCTGCGTGAATTCCTGATCGTGGAAGGTGAGGAAATTCTTTGTAATTAAAAACTACAGGGTTGTCCTTGTTGTGCATAATTTACACCAATCCTAATTGTTTTGCAATGAATGTTATAAGAGTACCAACAAACACAAAGCCGCCCTTTTCCAACACTTGCATACCAAACGAGTTTTGTTTAGTCACAAGAGTAGTCTCTAAGATAGTCAAACGTCTATCAAAGTCAGCTTGTTTTGTTTCAGTCTGGTCAGCCCTCCACACAAGACGATCAATCTTTTCGTCAATATGTTTAAGCAAGACTGCTATCTGTTCGTTGGTTACGTGTTCCATACATACTTTTATTAGATGTTGTCAATTCCAAGCCGCAAGGCTGTCTGCGAACTTGGTGAACTCAGAGAGCCAGAAGTTTTTGGAGAGTTGCATACTTAACCTTTATAACTTAGAACAACACCGCAACTCGGCTTCTGAAAAATACTGAATGGCGGCGGTGATTGGTTGCATTTTAAAACCTTAAATCGCTTGCAACATGAAATTAAAATTCATGTCTGCCAATGCACCCGCAGGATTTGTAAAATAAATTTCAAACGAATTGGTTGAAAGAGCCATGCCTGAGCAATAACCCGTTCCAGGTGCGCCAGAAGGTGTCGCTGTTACTGCATAGGTATTTGCAAGCAACCCCAAGTTGTGCCGTGCCCGGAAAGATTTTCTACGTGCAGGGTCACTTTTCTTAATTGTCATGTTGGCATCACCAAACCTGACGATTTTTTCTTTACCACCTTCACACGCTTTTACCACAGATTTCTTACCACCACTTTTCTGTGCTCTTGGTTTGTTGCAAGGCATCTTGGATTTTTCAATCTTAGCCATAGATGTTACTTCCCTTTTGATTGTGTAATCTTCAATGCTTGATCTTTTTCAAGGTATTCAATAGCCCTTTTAAGAAGATCAACATTGTCTTTTAATTTACCAATCCCAGTGTTGCAGGCTTGACAAAGAAGTCCTCTTATTTTTCCTGTAACGTGACAATGATCGACTGCAAAACGGTACCCTGTAGAGCAGTATGTTTGTCTGCAAATAGCACAACAACCTTCTTGAGAAGTAAGCATTTGTTCGTAATCTTGTTCAGAAAGGTTAAACTTCCTTTTAAGGTTGTATTTGTAATAGCTATTCTTTACTTTAGATGGGTTTTGTTTTTTCCACTCTTTATCTTTTTCATCCTTTTTATCTTTATTGTTTTTTCTCCAAGCTGTATTTGCAACGGAGTCGCACTCTTTACAGACAGCCCTATGTCCTCGTTTGGCTGTTGAACTTCTTTTAAAAGATTCTGTAGGCTTAGAAACATCGCAAGATTGACAGGTAAAACTATTCAACACCTATCCTCCCCTTAATTGTTTTTAATCCAGCCTGTTTAAAAAACCAACGTAGACCGAATGAAGCAGCCATGATACCAAACATACCAATCTGATACCAGAAAGGGAGTTCACCTACGAACACTACCCACTCAAGAGCGTCTTGTGGATAGAACCAAGCAACAACCAACGGAGCAAACCAGATGATTGTAATGAGTTCATCTTTCCAACTGTACTGTGCTTGACGGATAGCTTCAAGATCCCAGTCAGCTTCGCTTTGTGCTTGACGCATCAGGTGAGCTTTCTCTGCTTCAACACGAGCTTTCTTGAGGTCTACCCAACTGCCAAACACAGTAGAGATTGCAGTGGTAAAGATTGTCCAAGGGTTCACCTAAAAAAACCTCCAACACCTTTGCTGTTGTTCTTTACTGCTTGTTTGTAATTCTTGTTTCCAGTCTTGTTCATTTTGGAATCAACTTTCTTTTTACCGTCAGTCATCTTCTTCTTGTACTCAACACCTTCGTTGATTCGTTTTCCGATTGCTACTCCTGTAGTAGCTGCACCAGTAACCAGATTTGCCCTACCAATAAGACGACTTGCAGCCCTAATACCAGCCAACTTCTGAGTGTCTCTGGCCCCAACAGGAAGGGAAGATTTCTCTCCTGACTTGAGTGCTTTTTTAACACGACTAAAATCCTTTTTAACTTCGCTTTTTACATTCTCATTTAATGCAGGAGTAAGACGAAAAGCGTTGGTTGTTCCTTTCTTGGTCATAGGCGCACCACGATCTTTTGGAACTGCACTTGCTTGTTCTACAACCAGCATTGCATTTCTTTTATTGCCGAACTGCCCTTTAGCCGGACTGGTTTTTGCATTAGATTTAGTTTTCATTTTTTTATCTATTTCTCCGTAATGGATTGAGTTGTTACAACACGAAGCAGGGCAGATACAACACCTACTCCAACAGTAAACAGACCAAAGTGTTCATTACCTACGTACTGTTCAAACAGACTGAGGTTCTGTTCTACAACACCAACAGTAACCACAGCTACACTGAACCACATGGTCTTTGACTTGGCTGCTTTGACAAGGTAAGTTAACATTATTTCTTCATTCCTTTCTTTTTACGCTTTGCAGTTGACAGGGAGATAGCTACTGCTTGTTTCTGTGGATACCCTTCACCCATCAACTTCTTTACGTTGGATGAAACAGTTTTGTTGGACTTTCCTTTCTTCAGTGGCATGATGTTATTAAGCGTCCATGACTTCTAATACAGCAACAGAAACAGCGTTTCCATTCTTAATTGAATTAACACCTTCACCAATCCACAACACTTGTCCAGCAGGTAGTATTGCCTCTACACCTGCTCCGTTAATTTGATATTCAAAAGCCGAGTTAGTCCGTACACCAGCAATGTTGGTTGTATCTAAAGAGGCTCCTACAGCAAGACTGACTACCCTGTTAGGAGCAAACCAACTTTGATGTTGTGCACCAGCAGGAAGGTTTCTGATAAGTTTGTTAGGCATAGTGTGTTCTCTCTTTGTGTGTGTAAGTTATTTTTTTTAATGTATGTTATTATTATTATTTTTAGATATTATTACCCCACGTCAGCTTCCTTGATGAACTCTCCCATTATCCTTTATCTGTTCTACTCCGTGTTCCGAGTAACCAGTTCCGAGTAACGAGTACCACAAGTAACCTTTATCTATTGTCCTGTATCAAGCTATCCATTCAAATAAGGAGGATCAACCCTAACTACTTTTCATCTGAGGTGCCTTGGCTGTTTGTCAGACAAAGTACGAAGTGGCTGTTTGTTCAGACACTTACTCTCAGAATTCTCATGTCCCTTACAAGACTTCCGAGTTGTTTGTCATCCAATACGCACAAGCTGTTAAATCTGTTCTGCTTGTTTATCCCCGTGGGGTTCAGGTCGGACAAGAGGGAAGAGGTGTCTCGTCATTTAGCAAGCGTTCTCTCCCACTCCCTTTAAGTATACCAGAGTTGAACCTATGTGTCAAGAGGTAACTCAAAAATAATTTGAGTACCGATCGCATCGAAGATGCTCAAAGAGGTTTGGAAGAAAAAATTGGTGAGATATTTTTCTTGGGTCAGAACAGAACAGAACCCACCCCCATATCCCCCCTTATCCCCTACCACAAATCTTTCCCCGTGTACAGAAATGAAAAACTATTTGTCCAATAGGTAACAGTTATCAGACAATACTTGTTGTCAGATTGAATGTGACACTGCATCGTGTCAGATTGATTTGATAGGTAAATGGGGACAGACAACACCAACCTTGTTAACACTTGTAAACAAGCCACTCTTGGCACGATACTTGCTTTCGTTAACAGTTGTTAACATCCAATCCTAGCAGGTTGCTGGCACCACTGACGTGCTCGCATGGCACGATTCTTGCCTATAGCACAAACCATGCCAACCCAATTCTACTGTGTTTTTGTACAGCGTCCTAAAACGCGTCAAAACGCTCTGTGCTGCGTTTTTGGCCCTAGGGGTCACTCAGGTATTAAAAAATAAAATCGTGAGATCCACTGTATAAACGTACAGTGTTTTCAATTTTCTGGCACGGTTTTTGCTACGCGCGCATATTGCGCGTGTGTGCGCGTGACGCGTGCGTTTCAAGATATAAAGAAGGAAACCCCAATAGGTTTTGCCTATCGGTTTCCCGTTTCCGATAAAAATCTTTTTGTTGCACTCGGTTAAAAAATCCGGATAATTCAATTCCTGGACAGCGAACAACGGTTCAGCAATTTTTGACTAACACATTGGAGATTACATCATGGCAAACGCACTCTACACAGCAATTCTGGAACAGGCAAACAAAGGTAACAAAGTTCAAGAATTGGTACGCCAATGCTTTGTGACTAACGATCAAGCCACTATCACTGAAGCGGCACGAATGATCGACGAGAACCCACGATTCGACAAAGAACAATCACGGGCACGATTGGCCGGTCTTCGCATGGCTATGCAACGGGTTTGCAAGTCGATGGATTTGCCAAAAATGACAGTGAAGAAGGCCGATGGTTCATGGATTGTGGCGGTATCTGAGAAGAAAACAGACAAGCAAACCGACTTTGCTAAGCAATTGGAAAACTTGATCGAGAAGGCTCAAGAAGAAGGCCAGATGAAAACCTTGGAAACCTTGATGGAAAAGGCTTGGCTCATGTTGGTTGAAATGAACCACGCAGAACAGGCTGAGGTTTGATAACGGTTATCACCGGCTGACGTGGGTTGGCCGGTAATCTTGGAGAATGAATCATGGCTAAATCTTTTGACCAACTGTACATGGAACGTGCGCACAAAGATTCGCTCGAACGTGTGGGCAAACCTGAATTCAAAGCAGAAACACGGGCTTTGCGGGAAGAATATAGGGAACGTGGGCTTTACGGTACGTGGGGTGGCCGTCCTAGGACAGCGGACGAACGCTTGATGAAGCGTAACGCCAAGCAAGGCAAGAAGAACGTGGGCAAAGTAGGTATGAAAGCTACGAGTGGGCCTTGCTTTGTCACCAAGTACGATTCGAACGGGAACGTGGTGGACAAGTCCGTTCACTTTGTAAAGGCATGATAACTGTTATCACGAAAAAAGGGGAACAACATGACCAGAGAAGAGCGTAACTTCAAGAGATTGGAGGATGACAACGGCAGGTATGCTGGTGTAGAGTTTGACTGCGACTGCGGGGCTAGGCTGTATGCTTATGGTGGTGACACGGATTGTGACCACTGCGGGGCACTGTTCAACGCTAGTGGACAAAGGCTGGTTGACCCATCCCTTTGGGAAGAGCCTTGGGATGAGTATTGAATTTTTTTTTGTGATAACCGTTATCAATTTTTGACTGGAGAATATTATGATTAGCAAAGTAGTTTACCGCACTGGTTACGACAACAAACTGTTCGCTCTTGTTCGTGAAGGTGGAGAAAGTGTGTCTCTTGATGAGAATGTCCAATCTTTTCGTGGGGATACCTCTATCTTGAAAGGTGGTGATGCACCGCACAAGCCTTCAAGCACGGGGAAAGTGTATGTTGACGATGGGTCTGGTCGTGTGTCACAATACTTCCCTTCGGTGTTCGGATTGAAGTACGTAGAAGTAACAGGTGAGTTTCTGTTCACCAACTGATAACTGTTATCAAAAAAAACCATTGGAGAATATAATCATGGCTAAGTTTCTTGCACAGGTAGAAGTGTCTTTTAAAGAAGTGTACGGGGAGCAACGCGCTCAACATTCAGAGTACGTTACAGTCAACGCTCGTAACGAACGAGCAGCCGAGCAGATTGCTCGTGCTTGGGCAGAGAATGAGTTCGAAGATGTGGACTGGGCGTTTGCTTATGGCCTCATTGACATCACCAATGCACGTAGCATTGGGTTCACCAAGTAACACCTTTGATAACTGTTATCACCACGGGTTGGGTTCACACTCAACCCACACACACAAGGAGTTTGACTAACATGATCTCAGCATACAAACAAGAGTGCCTTCGCCTTCGCTTCATTCAGGCACGCAACAACCTTGACAAGTTCATCCGTGGACAGGCAGCTACCTTGCTTCAGATGTACCGTATCAACGGTATTGAGGCAGTGGAAGATGCACCCTCAACGTACGAAGAATTGCTTGAGCATTACAAGCGTGACGTGGTGTGGGGTGGCAAACCGTTCAAGGTGTACAGCGGTGGCATGGACGACACCATCTACATGACCCGCTATGGTAACCACTGCTTCCGATTCGTTCACGACTTCAAGCACATAGACCTGAAGGCTGACTTCAGCTACGGTGGTGAGGTTGAGGTGGCGATGACTCAGATCTATGAGGTGGCCAAGCAGTTTGGTCCTGCTTCAGATGAGGTTGTGTTGATGGAGGCTGACACAATCGGACAGATGGACTTCTTCCATGACATGGGTATGTTCGTGACCAACCAACGTGAGTTTGTGTGGGGTGAGTTCGTCCGTAAGTTAGGTTGATAACGGTTATCAAAAAAGGATACTAAGATGAAGATAGAAACAAAAAATTTTATGATTGACATTGACGACAATGTTGGTGTAGGATTCTTCGAACACAACGAAATGGGAGATGAATGTGGTGGTGGGTTATGGTTCGATGGCCGGACACTCACTGACTACGATGGTGTGTACGCCTTACCTTCCGAGGTACAACGGGCACTTCTTGATAACGGTTATCAACTGGACATTTAACAATCATGAGCAAATCAGAATTTATTGCGCTGTGTGAAGAGCACACAATCTACTACGGCATTGCCCTTGAGAACGAAGACCTTCGGGATGCACTCAAGGCCAATGATATTGAGGAAGTTAAACGTATTCTTGAAGAGGAATTTTAACCATGGGTAACAAATTTAAAGTAGGTGATGTTGTAAAATACACTAAGATTGATTCGTTTAGTGACGGTATTGTCATGGGTAGAGACATTGGACGAATCATTGAAGTTGATGATACAAGTTTGATGCAATACTCTGTCATGTTCGACAGCTTGGACTATGGCCTGTACTGCTACGAAGAAACACTCACACTTGTTGATGAAGACACACAACCAAAGGAGAATACAACCATGACTGAACCAACACCCACACCTTCTCAGCCTCACCAAGAGTTTGCCAACGCACTGCGTATCATCATTGCCGATGAGGTGCGCAAGATTGTACGTGAGGTAGTGGAGCAACGCCTTGAAGAACTGGAACCTGTCACCAAGGTGGAGTTGAACGAGTTGGTAGATGAGCGTATCAACGATGAGTTGGAGACACAGCTAGAGAGCAAGCTGGAAGACTTCATATTAGACAACGACATTGTAACCACTGACATTTTGAAAGATTCAATCCGTGACTGCCTACGTTACGACATCACTTTAACCGTTGATGTAGATTGATAACCGTTATCACTTGGAGATAAACAAACATGGAACCTTTGACTGTATCCGATTACATCGGTGATCTTAACAACCCTACTGCTCCGTTCATATCAACGGACTACTACCACTGGCTGTACCACAACCACACTGGACACGCTATCTTTGACAAGCTGTTGTACCTTGGCAAGCGTTGTCAAGATGCCCGTGACTGGGGATGTCAACCAAGCGGAGTGAATACGTTTGTGTTGGATACACTGTCAGGTATTCACGACCACTTCTACTGGACAAAAGCACACGACTGCTTAGTTCCTCCTTTACATTTGGAGAATTGACTACAATGAGCAACAAACAATCAGAACACCTTGTCCTATCTCACTTCCTCACTGAGTGGGATGTCACGCAATCGTTCGAACAGGTGCTCTTCTCACTCACCAACTGGGGTGATGACGTAGTGGTGGCCCAACATTACGATGAACTGCACCCCTTGGATCTGGCCGACAAGATGCGTGATCTTGCCGACAAAGTACAACTCATGCTCAACTAAAGGAGAAACAATCATGACTGAACGACTGAACAAACAAGAAGTGTTCGACAAGGTAGCCTCACACTTGCTCACACAAAACGCTCGTAGCGTAGGGATAGAGTACGACGAAGGTGTGGCGGGTGAAACCACAGCCTATACAAAGTGCATGTATCGTGGAAAGAACAACATGATGTGTGCAGCAGGGTGCCTTATTCCCGATGACGTGTATAACCGTACTGGGATGGAGAACATGAACTGGGGTGCTGTGTCTCATGCATTCTTCAACGAGTTGGATAAAGTGATTGATGTGAAGGGCACTCAACATTTGGTGGAAAACCTTCAAGACATGCACGACATTTTTGAAGACCCAAAAGAGTGGCCCGAACGTCTGCTTGGTATTGCACAGCGTCACGGTTTAGAGTACAAGGGTACTGAGTTCTATCGTGGAGAAAAATAATGGGTGACCAAAACCACTGTGGTATGGATGCCACAACGGAAGTAGGTAGGATTGGGATGCTCGACTCTAACCAACCAAACCAAACAGATACGCTTGACAGCCCCATCTATCGTGTGGTATCATCCAGACTTTACATGAGGTTGGGTGATTACAAGCTGGAATCTGTTGACACATTCAACGTGGTGTTGAGATACATCGACAGAAGTGTTGACAACTACACAGTACCTATGCCAAGATGTACCCTTCAACAAGCAATCAATCTTGGATTGATAACAGTTATCAACACCGACAAACAAAGGGAGGATTATATTGAGCGCAACATTGGTTGACAAAAGCAAGTACAACTACTTGTTATTTGTATCGTTACACCGTGGTAAGGTTGTTGGCAAAGAGTTCAACACACTCAAAGGTATGGTGGGTAGTCTTTTGAATTCAGTCAAAGCACAGTTCATTAGGCTACCTTATGCGTTCGATGCAGACACACAAGGTTTGTGGATGAACGGTAAACAGCAAGCAGTGATGTATCAAGTACGATTGTCAGGTGACTCTGCTGAGTCCGAAGGCGTAGTACACGCAGTAAAGAAGCTGGCATCCGACCACGGTGCGTTTGCCGGTATCATTAAAGTACCAACACTAGGAGCATATTGATTATGAAAAAAGTTTTTAAGTCCGACCCGATGGTTGACCTACATATACCACTGTCCGACCTTCTGCTAATTACATTGACTATTGGTGACTCATCCACTTACTCAAGGGAAGGTTCGCTGTGTCGATTCAAAGATAAAATAAACGGTTATTTTTCTGACCCGTATGATGAAGAGGTTGTCAATGCTTTGCAGATACTTGGACAGGAAAACAACACTTGTACACAAATCTTCCACTACCTTCGGAAAAAACTACAAGAAGAAGCGCACGTCTATGCTGAAGATTATGTGGATCCAGACCGACCAGAAAAAGTGTATGTGAACTACTACTTTACCAAGGAAGGTGAGATCATCCGAGGTACGTGGGCGTTCAAAGATCCAGTGGTTGCCCTGCGCTGTTCCAAGGAGGCCGATAGCCACCCAATCGGGATCAGTACCGAGAAGTACGACCCATCCCTTCACAAATTCAAAGGAGATTAATTCACATGATTAAACGACACGGCACACAAGTCGTGTCGGTTCCTCTTGAGGTGTGTGGTAACGTGGACGGGGAGTTCTATGTGGACTTCCTGTTCATAGGCGTACTTCAAGAGTGTGCTGACATGACCGACCCTGAGAACTGGTCTTATGATAAGTGCGAGGTTGACTTCGATGGTAACGAGTTGATGATGTGTTTCACCCGTGGAGGTCAACTTCTATCACCTGAAGGTAACTTCCTTTGCACACCAAGAGAAGTAAAGAGTTGGGCAAGAGGTTACGAGAGCGAAGCGTGGAAGCAAGTGGAGGTAGGTGAATGAAAGAGATCTTTACAGTTATATTCTGTACAGCATGTGTTGCTGTCCCTTTTGGTATTTGGTACACAGGGGTTGGGCTATGAGTGGAGCAAAAGTAAACGGAAAGTACGTGCGTCTTTCAGTAGGAAGATGTGAAGCGTGTAACCGAGAGTTGCAAGAATCAGAAATGTACATCAAAGGATCGCTGTCCAACGTAGAGTTAGGTCTTTGCAGGAAGTGTGCGCAGTTCGTAAATGATCCACTGAACGCACAGGAGGCCCGTGACGAGGCTCAAATGGGTTGGTCAAGGGGTAGACAAGGGTACGACAAAGAAACGCAACAGGAGCCTTCTATTGCTTCTTTGTTCGACAGTGTGTGAAAGGTGTTGACAAGAACAGGAAGTGTGGTTATACTGGTTTTAAAGAAAGAATATATTACTTATATATCTTTTATTTAATAACTTAATAACCTATTAAATACTTCTTTAATATAAATTATTATAGGTAAATCTATGGGTAGATACATCAAACACACATCCTGTCCTAAGTGTGGTAGTAGTGATGGCAATGCAGTGTACGAAAATAATTCCACCTATTGCTTTGTCTGTACTGCTTCTACTCGTGGTGATGGTAACAGTTATCAACGTGAAGAATTAACAGGGAGAATTGGGTTGGATGATATATCTAAACTACCTGTTGCTGCACTGACTGACAGAGGTATCTCTGAAGAAGTTAGTAAGCAATATGGTGTTCGTGTTGAGTACAGTCAAGAGACTGGTCAACAGATGAAGTATTACTTTCCACTGTACAACCAGAAGGGTGGGTTGTTAGGGTATCAAGTACGTGAGTTACCAAAGCAGATCAAGCGTACTCCTGACACTGGTGGTGCTCTTCCGTTTGGTTCCCAAGTTGCAGGTACAGGTGGTAAGTTCTTGATTGTTGTGGAAGGTGCAGAGGATTGCATGGCCGTGACACAGATGCTTGCTGTCAAAGGCAAAGCGTACCGTGTTGTTGCTACCCTTGGTACTGAGGGTTGGAAACGTAACATCGAATACTTCAAGTCGTTTGAGAAGGTGGTGATCTGTTTCGACAAAGATGCAGCAGGGCAACAAGCAGCCAAAGAGTTTGCGTGTGCGTTAGGCAGTAAGAAAGCATTCCTGATGTCGTGGAACAGTGATGCCAAAGACCCTAACGATCTGTTGCGTGAGAAAGGTGGTGCTGATTGTTTCCTCAACGGGCTATTTAAGGCAGAGGCATATCGCCCTGACGGGATAATTACAGGGGAAGAAGTGTGGCTTCGTATGCAGAACTACACCAAGCCCAAGTTTATCCCTTACCCACCTGAGTGGACGTTGATGAACGAACGGATGGAAGGTATGCGTGAAGGTGAGATCAGCCTGTGGTGTGCCGGTACATCTGTTGGTAAGACCAGCTACATTCGCCGGTTGAAACAACACGTACTCACAAACACGGACAACGTGATCGGTGAGGTTGAGTTGGAAGAGTCACCAGAGAAGACATGGCGTGGGTTGATGCAGTTCCACGGACGTATGCCTTTGTCACAGATGACACCAGAGTACAAGCGACAGGTGTACGAAGAGACGTATGGTACACAACGTATCTTCACTGTTGACCACAGGAATCAGTTCACTCGTGGACAATCTCTGATTGGTAAGTTCGAATATTTGCACTATTCGATGGGTGCTCAAGTTATTTTCCTTGACCACATCACACTTGCTGTGTCAGAATTTGGTGATGGAGGTGGCCTTGCAGATCAAGACAGGATGATGAACGAGTTCCTTGAGTTCGTAGAGAAGACCAAGGCACACTTGTGTATCATCTCTCACTTACGCAAGGCACCCTCCGGTGGCAAGGGGTTTGAGCAAGGTGCAGTACCTAGTGAAGACGACCTGAAAGGCAGTGGTTCACTGAAGCAGATTGCGTTTGACATCATTGGGGTTAGCCGTAACAAGCAACACCCTGACGAGTACATCAAGAACGTGTCTCAACTGCACGTACTCAAATGTCGTGAGACAGGTGATACAGGTATGGCTGATGCGCTGTACTGGGATCGCCAGTCCATGTCTCTTGTCCCTGCTGAACTACCGGAAGACCCAGATGACGGAGAACTTTGATAATGCAAAACATAAACGACTTCAGGTTCGGAAGTGACATACACTTCTTTGACTTGGAAACAAACGGATTCTTGTACGAGACACACACCATTCACTGTGTTTCTATCAAGGTAGGCCGTGGGCCAACACAGCTTTACGTTGGCACTGATGGTGTTGCTAAAGCTGTTGACATCCTTACCAAAGCAAAGCGTGTGTGTGCTCACAACGGTCTTGGGTTTGACTGTCCTGTTATCCAAAAGCTACATGGTGTAAACCTTGCACCCAAGTGCATTGACACACTCGTGTTGTCTTGTTTGTTCAGTCCTGAACGTGAAGGTGGTCACTCGTTGGATAACCTATCCAAACAAGCTGGCTCGTGGAAGGGTGATTACAACGGTGGTTGGGAAGAGTACAACGATGACATGGGTGAGTATTGTATTCAAGACAGTGAAGCCCTTGCGTGTATCTTCGACATGCTGTGGCGTGAAGCAGGAGATCACGACTGGCAACAGTCCATTGCTCTTGAACACCAAGTTGCTCGTGTCATTGCTTGGCAAGAGCGTTGTGGTTGGGTGTTCGATGTACCTGCTGCTCAACAGTTTGTCAAGAAGATGTCCGACTTAATCGTTCAAGCAGACGAGAAGTTGTCAAAGCTGATCACACCAAAGATCTGCAAGAAGGGTGACAGGAAGACACCTATCGTACCGTTCACTGCTACAGGCAAGCCAAGCCTTGTTGCACAGAAGTGGTGTGATGATAACGGTTATCAACCTGACATCATTGGTGGCCCGTTCTTTCCTGTTGAGGTAGTGTACCCTGACCTTGGTAGCCGACAGCAGATGATCGAACTGTTGATGAAGTACGGATGGAAACCTACCGAGTACACCGAGAAAGGCAACCCACGGTTCACGGAAGATTCCATTGTGGGTAAGATGGGTGAGACAGGACAAACTCTTGTTGACCGATTTGTTATGGTCACTCGCCGTTCACAAGTAGGAGGCTGGATTGGTAAAGTTAGAACTGATGGGAGGATTGAGGCCGGAGCATTTCCAAACGCTACACCAACTGCACGAATGCGTCACCGTACAGTGGTCAACGTACCTAGAGTCACTTCTGCGTATGGTAAAGAACTCAGGGCCTTGTTTACCGTACCTCACGGTAGAGTGCAAGTTGGAGCCGATGCCTCTGGACTCGAACTCCGTATGCTTGCTCACTACATGGGAGATGCAGCGTACACCGATGCCATTGTCAACGGAAAGTCCTCTGATGAGACAGACGTTCACTCTATCAACTGTAAGCTGATTGGTCTGGAACCCAAGAAGCAGTACGTGTTCGGTGGTAAGGAGACATCTGGCCGTGATGTAGCGAAGACATTTATCTACGCCCTACTCTACGGCGCAGGTGATGAGAAGCTAGGCTCTATCATTGATGGTGATGCCAACACGGGTAAACGGTTACGCCGTAAGTTCTTGACAGGTTTGCCTAAGTACGCTACACTTATTGAAAGAGTACAGACAGCTTCAAAGAAAGGTTGGCTCAAAGGTTTGGATGGTCGTAAGATCTACGTCCGTCACGAACATGCAGCGTTGAACTCGTTGTTACAATCAGCAGGTTCTATTGCAGTCAAGGTAGCGTTGGTCAAGTGGGCACAGGTTCTCGTCAAGAATAAGGTACCGTTCAAGTTGTTGGGTACATTCCACGACGAGGTGCAAGCTGAGACAACACCTGAGTGCGGTGAGACTGTAGGGCTTACGTTCCAACAGGCTTGTGCATGGGCAGGTAGGTATCTCAAAGTCAACTGTCCTTTGTCTGGTGAGTACATGATTGGTAACAACTGGGCTGAGTGCCACTGATGGAGAGGATATGAACAAGATAGTTTTACCGGGCACATTTATTTTTAACGGTGCCGACATTGACATTGAGGTTACAACAATGTACAATGTAGTTAATGGAGAAGTAGTTGTAACAAAGGTACTGTTTGGGGATAACGAGGTTGATCTTGACCCGTTAGCTTACGAACAGATCGCACTTGAAATTCAAGAGTTAATTTAAACCAAGGAGAATACAAACATGGCAGCAGCTTCAGGCATTATTGCCCGTATCAACATCAAAGAAACCACACCGGATAACTACGGCAACACCATGCTCAAGTCGTTCAAACTTGAGAATGATGATCGTTGGTTTGGCCTTGGTAAATCCAAAGGCGATACCATCAACATCAAGAAAGGTGCTGACTACGTTAAGTTGGCAGAGGGTGACGAGATTGAGTTCTTCTACGATGAGACAGAGTACAACGGCAAGACGTACTTCAACGCCAAGTCGTCAGGCATCAAGCTCGTTGCAAAGGGTACAGGTCAAGCGCAACAACAAGCCAAGCCCCAAGCTAAGTCGCAAGCACCAGCAGCTAAACCTGCAAGTGGTGGTTCAACTGGTGGTACCAAGGCACCTTACGAAGCCGGTATCAAAGTAGGTCACGCTATCAACAACGCTGTGCAACTGGCAGTGGCAGATGGTAAGCCTATCACTGCTTCTGTTCTTGAAGCCAAGGCCATCTCTATCTTGCGTCTGTCAAAGCACTTGGAAGATAACTTCGTGTCTATCATGGATGGTTCTTACGGTGTGCAAGAAGACAAGCCAAAGGCAGCACCAAAGAAGAAGCCAACACTTCCCCCTGAACCTCAACCACCAGAGCCAGAGGAAGAGCCAGAACCACAAGAAGAAAAGAAAGTTCTGTCTGTTGCTGACTTCGATGATGATGTTCCATTCTGATAACTGTTATCACCAAAGGATTTAACCATGTCTACTTTTATTTTGTTGTTCTTGCTTTCTCTTGTAGCCATCACGTTCTGTGCTGTGGTGTCTCGTGTAGCACAAGTGTTTGATCTGTACCCCGATAAGATCGACAGGTTCCAGCAGTTGTACTTGGTTCCTTTGTTTGTGTTTGGTTCTGTAGTGTGTTTGTTTGCTGAAGTTGTGGCGCAAGTAGTAAGTTAGTAATTCTCCCTTTTAAGTGTGTAACCTTTTTAGCCCGTACTTTAAACCTACGGGCTTTTTTCTTTTTTGGAGGCTTTATGGATACCATAGCCCGGATAGTTTTGCGTGTTGTGTTCGTTGTGTTTGCTTTGTTTATGTTTGGTTACGTAGGTAATGCTATGGCCCGAACAGTGGAAGTTCCTGTGTTGATGGCTGATGGCACTAAGCAAGTGTTGACAGTAGACAACGTACCTGATAATGTAGAGATACCGATTTGCCAACAAGCACGAAAAGATTTGTTGGTGTGTATGGAGATTGTAGATGGTGTAGCCAAGCCGTTGTACATCCAACTGTTTCAAAATGATGACGAGGTGTGAGATGGGTAAGATGAAAGAGCAAGCAGTTGTTGAGGTGGGACAAGAGTATCTTGATTCGTTGGAATCTGACAACTTCAAGATGTACAAACAAGTGCAAGAGTTGACTGCACAGGTAGCAGCCATGACAAAGGACATGGAAGTGTTGGCCTATCAAGCCCGACTTAACCAAGCACAAGCACAGATATACGCTGATCGTCTTGGTATTACCAAGCCTGATGATGACTACTGGGAACCAGATTCAATCGAACGTGAAGAGGGGCTGTGATGCTTACTGCAATCATTGACTGTGACGTGCTGGTGTATGCCAGTGCGTTCGGTGCACAGAAGACCCGGTACGATGTAACCCTGCCGGGTTCTACTGCTGTGCTGACTTTCATGGACGCAAAGGACAGGGATGAGTACCTGAAGGTTGAAGGTGTGGACAAAAAGGAGTGTGAGATCACACCTTGGTTGGATGTACTTCCTGAGTCAGCAGCTTTGTCCATTGCTCGTAACAACTTCGAAGCTATCTTGAACGAGCTAGGTACAACAGAGTATCAAGCGTACCTGACAGGTGAAGGTAACTACAGGGAGCAAGTGGCTGTAACCAAACCGTACAAAGGCAACCGTACCCAAGACAAGCCAGTGCATTACGCTTTGGTAAAGGATTGGTACTTGAACAAGGTAGGTGCTGAAGTTGTAGACGGTATGGAAGCAGACGACATGATGGGTATTCTTGCCACACAAGATACACACAACGTCATCTGTACCATTGACAAAGACTTGAACCAAGTACCCGGTCTTCACTACGACTGGAACCTTGGTAAGAAGTACAAGGTCAATAAAGCAGATGGTGACAGGTTCTTCATCATGCAGCTTCTCACTGGTGACACAACCGACAACATCCCCGGCATGAAGGGCATGGGTTGGAAGGGTGCTGAGAAGTTGTACAAAGAAGCCAGTGAGTTGACTTCTGCTCTTACAACACCTGCCGAATACAACTGGTCTTTCTTTGAATCAGCACTTGCATTGTACGAAGAAAAAGGGTACAATAAAGAATACGTTGAAGAACAAGGCCAGCTCTTGTGGATCAAGAGAAATAAGAAAGAGCCTTTGTGGACAATCGAAGGTTTCCGTAAACACTTACAGGAGTAATTATGCCACTGTCACTAAAAGAAAAGTCAGAGATCGAACTGAACCAAGCCAAGGTACTGACCGAGAACACCGAGGCTGCACTCAACGTAGTTGAACACGAGTTGAGCCAGCTTGAGTTGAAGAAGGAAAAGTACAACTACGACTTCGGTGGGTCTGTTGACTTCAAGAATAACTACCTTGTCTTTGACGAACCAGTAACCGATGTATCTCGTTGTAACTACACTGCTACGTTTCGCAGGTGGTCACGCATGAATCCCGGACAACCTTTGACTCTTGAGTTGAACAGTCCCGGTGGTGAGATTGTAGAAGGGTTTGCTCTGTTCGATGAGCTTACCAAGCTACGCCGTGACGGACACCACTTGACTATCCGTGTACGTGGTAACGCTTGTTCAATGGCAGCTATTTTGTTGCAAGCTGCTGACAAACGAGAGATCGGCCCAACATCTTTCATCATGCTACACCGAGCAGCCTTTGGTGCAGTAGGCAGTGCGTTTGAAGTGGAAGATACAGTTGAACTGGTCAAACGATTTGAAGAAACCATCATCAAAATCCTTGTCCAGCGTACAGGAAAGGATCGAAAGATCTGGGATGACTTCTTCAAACAACGCCGAGACATCTGGTTTGATGCTGAAGGTGCCCTTGAAGCTGGTCTTGTTGACGAGATCAACTAATCACATTTTTAAAAGGAGACAACCATGTTGTCAGATGAACTTATCCATTCGCTGTACCAACAGAACCCTAACGAAAGTCACCTTGACTTCGCCCGTAAGGTAGAGGCATCTACACTTATGGCTGTTGCTTCTGCTTTGTTTGAGGTAGCTCAAGATTTGTTGAAAGAAAACAACATTCAACTTAGCCTTGACTTTGGTGATGACAATGGCGAGGCCTAAGCTGTCTCACACCAGACGGAAAGCTGTTCAAGCCGGGTTTCGATCCGGTTTTGAGCAGCGATTCCAAGAGCTACGGCCACACCTTTTGTACGAACCAAAGGCTTTTGTGTACAAGGTAGAGGAAGAAAGGAAGTACACACCTGACTTCGTTACACCAGACGGTAAGACTTGGTACGAAACAAAGGGAAGGTTCACGGCTGTTGACAGGAAGAAGATGTTGGCTGTGCGTAGGGCGTATCCAGATCAACGGATTGTTCTTGTGTTCCAAGCACCGTACAACAAACTAACAAAAGCACCTAACTCGCAATCGTATGCACAGTGGGCAGAGAAGAACGGGTTTGAGTGGTTATCAATTAAGGACATACTTGATGGGAAAGAGTAATCAAAATGCGAAACGACCAAAGATTCTTTGCATCGGTGATCCTCATGCTAGACCTGATGTTAGCAATCGGAGGTTCACTGCTCTTGGCAATTTTATTGTGGACAAACGACCTGACATTGTGGTGTGCATTGGGGATTTTGCTGATATGGGTAGCTTGTCTTCATACGACAAAGGAACTGGAAAGGCAGAAGGTAAGCGATACCACGAAGACCTTCAATCAGTGTGGGATGCACAGCAACGTATCTTCTCACCAGTCAGAGAGGAACAGCAAAGGTTGACGACCAACAAAAAGAAGCGGTGGAATCCAGAGTTCCACATGGTAATGGGTAATCACGAAGAACGTATCATTAGGTACGCTAACCAGAACCCTGAGTTGATTGACCACGTTGGTTTCCACGACCTGCGTTACGAAGAGTTTGGTTGGCAGGTGACACCGTTCCTTCAACCTTTGAAGCTGCACAACATCTGCTTTCAGCACTACTTCACCAGTGGGTTGATGGGTAGGCCGATCAGTGGTGATTACGCTGCTGCTCATCTGGTCAAGAAGAACTACATGAGTTGTGTGGCAGGTCACTCTCACCTTCGTAACTACTGGGAGACAACTGACATCACTGGCCGTAAACGATTCGGTCTGGTGCTTGGTTGCTACGATGAAGGAGATCACAGCTACGCCAAAGGATCTTCTCACGCTTGGTGGTCTGGCCTTACAATGCTGCACGAAGTAGAGGACGGGTCAGCCGAGCCAGCCTTTTTCAGTCTTGATTATCTTCTTGACAGGTACCTGTAAACCTGATACACTGATAGTCCAACAACAATAAATCCTCACTTCGGTGGGGATTTTTCTTTCACAAACTACACGGAGATAACTGTTATCATTATGACACACAAACTACCTACCGATTTTCAGAAGTACATTCATCTGTCCCGCTACTCCCGATTCAACGACACCCTTGGTCGCCGTGAGACTTGGGAAGAAACAGTGGATCGCCTTATCAACTTCTGGAAGGGACGTTTCCCAACCAAAGTAAACCCTTCTACGTTACAAGAACTGCGTGAAGCCATCCTGAACCTTGAAGTTATGCCTTCCATGCGCACGTTGATGACAGCAGGCAAGGCTCTTGATCGTGACGAGGTAGCTGCATTCAACTGTTCTTACACCACAGTAGAATCTGTCCGTGACTTTGACGAGATCTTGTACATCTTGATGTGTGGTACAGGTGTTGGGTTCTCTGTTGAATCCAAGTACACCAACAAGCTGCCCGTTGTAGCAGATAGCTTTCACAAGACTGACACAACCATCGTAGTGGGTGACAGCAAGATCGGTTGGGCCTCTGCCTTCCGTGAGTTGTTGGCCTTGTTGTGGGCCGGTAAGATCCCTTCGTGGGATGTGTCCAAGGTACGCCCATCTGGTGCCCGACTGAAGACGTTTGGTGGTCGTGCCAGTGGCCCTAAACCTTTGGTTGATCTGTTTCAATTCTCTGTTGATCTGTTGAAAGGTGCTGCTGGCCGTAAGCTGACACCGATTGAATGTCACGACTTGGTGTGCAAGATTGCAGACATCGTGGTTGTGGGTGGTGTACGCCGTTCAGCGTTGATCTCTCTGTCTGATCTTGGGGATGACGACATCCGTGTGTGCAAGTCTGGTCAGTGGTGGCAAGAAAACGGACAACGTGCGTTGGCTAACAACAGTGCAGTGTACGAGTCCAAGCCTTCCTTGTCTACGTTCATGCAAGAGTGGACAAGTTTGTACCAGTCGTACTCTGGTGAGCGAGGTATCTTCTCTCGTGTTGCAAGCCAGAAGGCAGCAGCCAAGAATGGTCGCCGGGATGCTACGTATGAGTTCGGTACTAACCCGTGTTCAGAGATCATTCTACGACCACATCAATTCTGTTAATAGTTAGCAGAAGTAAAACAGGGTGAATTGTCTGGGAAGCCTAAGTGCGTAAGCATAAGGTAATCAGCAGCCAAGCCTTTCCCGCGAGGGATCGGAAGGTTCAACGACTAGGGAATACCGACTCACGTTAGTAGATGAATCCCGTACACTCAAGCGAGTGGAAGTGCCCTGCCCCAACCTATGTTGGGTGATGATATAGTCTGATCTGCATGGAAACTTGCAGAAGGTTTACACCGTAAATTAATTATGTTATACTGCGGGTATTACATAATTCAAAGGTGTTAAAAATGTTAGAAAGAAACAGAGAAGGGTATCTTGTTAGTGATACACATAGAGAGTGTACAAAGTGCGGATCTCTATTTGAAAAGACAAGCAAGATGACCTTGTGTAAACCGTGTAACAGCAGCCGTGTTAAGTCTCTAACGCCTGAGTGGAAGATGCACCAGAGGGCCAAGCAAAGATCTAAAGAACTTGGTAGAGATTTTAACATAGAGGTTTCAGACATTGTTATTCCTGATGTCTGTCCGGTACTAGGAATACCTCTTAACATGAATTGCGGAAGGTCAGGGGCGTACAGAAACTCCCCATCGTTAGACAGGATTGACAACACAAAAGGTTACGTAAAAGGTAACATTCAAGTTATAAGTCAACTGGCTAACGCAATGAAATGTCACGCAAGTAATGAAGAGCTGCATAGATTTGCACAGTGGATTCTTTCAAACATACCTGCCACGGAGTAGCGAAACGTGGTGAACATAAATGAACTTAACAGAGGTAGTGATTCGCCATGATGACACAGTTGAAACGCTCAAGCGCAAGGTTGGCCTTGCTACTCTCCTTGGGACTTTGCAATCCACACTCACCAACTTCCGGTACTTGCGTAAAGTGTGGGAGAATAACACAAAGGAAGAGGCTTTGCTCGGAGTGTCCCTCACAGGTATCTGTGACAATTCCCTCACCAGTGGGGCGCAAGGACTTGGAAAGTTGGGTGAGGTACTTGACGAGCTACGGTTGGAAGCTGTGCGTGTCAACGAAAGGTGGGCAAAGATTCTTGGTGTTGAGCAGAGTAAGGCTATTACATGCGTCAAGCCAAGTGGAACTGTCTCACAGTTGGTTGACTCGGCAAGTGGCATTCATCCACGGTTTGCCCCTTACTACATTCGGACAGTAAGAGCAGACAAGAAGGATCCTCTTGCTCAATTCATGATTGACAAAGGGTTCCCTTGTGAGGATGACTTGATGAAGCCTGAGTACCAGTACGTGTTCAGCTTTCCACAAAAGGCACCAGAAGGTGCAGTGGTCACAAAAGAAGTAGGGGCCATTGAGCAGGTGCAACTGTGGTTAGCGTATCAACGTCACTGGTGTGAGCACAAGCCAAGCGTAACGATCTACTACAAAGACAGTGAGTTCCTTGAGCTTGGTCAGTTTGTGTACAATCACTTTGACGAGATCAGTGGTATTTCTTTCTTGCCTTACAGTGAGCACACCTACCAACAAGCACCGTACACCGAGTGTACCAAAGAAGAGTACGAACGTACCCTTTCCTTGATGCCGAAAGATGTTGACTGGGCAGACAGTGGGGTGTATGATAGAGGTACAGATAACACCGAGTCAGTTCAAACACTGGCATGTTCTAGTGGTACGTGCGAGATCTGATAACACACGGGGCTTCGGCCCCTTTTTTTTCTTTTGGATATAGTATGACTGAATCAACAATTAAGTTCATGAACTATGAGCAGTTCAGAGAGTTTTCAGGAAAGGATGTTGTTCTCAATTCGGAAACACACGGGACAGCTTGTAGAAACTGTGCCTACGACATAAATGCAGACCTTTGTATAATAAATGACTGCGATCATGGCCTGTACGTGGATACATCCCTGTTCCAAGACAAGCCTGAAGAACCAATCACGTACACCAAGGTGTTGACAGGTGGTTCTTCCCCGTACTACAAAGTCAAGGTAGATCATCCAACAACACCTGACACTGAACCTTACGTGGCTGAGTGTAATGACATCATTGAAGCGTTGAATCTAAGCTTTGCTGAAGGAAATATGTTAAAGGCTTTGTGGCGTAGAGCCAGTGCTCGTCAAGGAAACGGCAAGCAAGGTTTTGAAGACGGTAAGTACGATGCAGAAAAGATGGTGTTCTTTGCTAACAGGATCCTTGCAGAGTACAAAGAGTAAAAAGAAGAAAGGGAGGTTTGATCCTCCCTTCTTTACAAACTATAGTTTGGTGAACTCGGATAGGGTGAAGTTGGTTGAGAGTTGCATTATTGTGTCCGAATGTAAGACCAAACAAAAGCAATAGCACCGCCCCCCGTTTGCGTTAAATTAACCGCGCCAGCCGAGTCGGTGACGCTGAGGTTTGAGCTGTCAAGCGTGACTACCGTTATTGAGGTGCTAAATCGTTGTATCACCCCAGACCACCTAAAGGATGAATTATTATTAGTCGCCTGAATTGTTAAAATTCCTGACTCCCCAACCACCGGCGTAAACAGTATAGAAGAGACGCCAATTCCCAAACTTGGGGTTTGTCCGTTTTTAGTGCGAAATCTTGGACCGACAAAACCTAAAGGCGAGGCACCTGTTTGGGTATATGGGCCAACAACCAAGTTTGCGTTAAATACTGGCGCAACTCCGCTATTAATGAAAAAGTTTGTCGCTTGCCCCGGTGCATCAATAATGATTGTGTTTGGCTTTCCAGCAAAGTTAATAAAATGACCGCCATTTAAGAAAGCAAGTCTTTGTTGTTCAATTTGCAAACCAACAACCGAATTTGCTCCTGGTGACATATAAGGGTCGTTAATTTGCACAGAGCCACCCACATCATTAGAGCCGCCATTTAAACCATCTGCTTTAATAATGAACTCCGCTTTATACAAACCGGTGTTTTGTTGGTTGTTTACTTCAAAATATGGGCTGTTAAAAGTGACACCCCGGCACGACGAAACAATTAGACCCTCTTGATCGCAGTTTTCAGAAACCCAATTGTTAAACGTCACGCCATTTAGCACTTTAAGCCGAGCGCCCAATCCGCAAGAGTGCATTTCTACATTGCTAATTTCGCAAGCGTTTAAGCGTCCGTTTGTGCTTGAATAGTTATCCCAGCCAATACCGCAGTTAAAAATATAGCTATCACTAAAACCGATTAAAAAAGTGTTACCAGATTTGATGCCCATTGCTGGGCAGCGCGTATTTGTAGTGTCGCCAAGTGAAGTACCAAAACCACCAATAATCAAACGAGTAAAGTTAGATCTAAAGCAATTATCGTCCCGCAATAGAAACAATGCTCTAGCCGCTGTTACGCTAGCGCCGCCTTTAATTCTCAAATCTCTTACTGTTGTTTGAATTCCTGCGCGAATACCATCCGTGTCTGCATCCACAAGAATTTGTGATGTGTACCTAGACTCGCCTACAAGGTCTTTACTGTTGGAATAATTACAAGTGAAGTAATTCTAATAACGCAGTTAGCAGGTATATTAACTACCGAACAAGCTACAAAAGCCGCATTAAGTGCCGCAGTGTGATCTAAAACAGGAGTCATGGTTCGCGCGTCTGAGATCTGTTCTTCCGTCATAAAATCAAATACGCTACGAACTTCTCTCTGTAGTTTCTTCCCTGTTACTGTCGCCACCGCCCCTGTGCCTGCGGGGGTATATCCTACCTGACTGGATCCGTTCGGGCCTTTGATGTAGTTGATGAACTTCTGTACTGTGTTCCACAATAAGCCACCAAATCCATCTGTAGCAGAAATGTTCTCAGCAGTTGGCAGCACAGTAAATGCACCGGCTTGGTAGATGGTAATCTCTACAACATCACCAGCAGTCAACGGATCAGTGAACACCAACTCTGAAGGGAGTGTCTCAGTGTACGCATCTTTCTGTTGAACCAAACCGTTCACTGTAACGTCAATCAGATCAGCACCGACTTCGTATTCAAAAGGAGCAATGTTGATTAGAGTCTGTCCTTCAATAGCTACAACAGATACCTTCTGTCTAGCAACAGGTTCAGAGTTGATGATGGCACCACCACCGCCACTGCCACCACCAGAAGACATATACTTCTTCAACACATCCAGAACGTCTTTTACGGTACGTACAGGGCGTTGCTTCTCATCTGTGATAGGTGAGCTTACTCGGTTACGTTCCACGTTACTGATGGCCTCTCTGAACGAAACGTCAGTGGCCTCACCTGTAGGTGTTTGGTTTGCTTTGTTGAACGTAACAGTGTTGGTTGGTTTGAACCTGTCCAAAGCTGCTTTCTTGTTGGTGAAGTCGAACATAGTTTATGTGTACCTTTTTACGCTACGGTTGGTTGTTCAATGGAAACAGACTTCAAGCTGTTGCCTTGGGCAAGAGGGTACTTGGAATCTACTCGTTTCACTTCGTTGCCTTGATCATCTTTAAGAACAAACACTGGTTTGTCTCGTGTACCTTCCACCTCAACAGAGGTGACAAACCCTTCTGTCTTGCCAAGTGAGCGAAGGAACAGGTTGTACTCTTTAGCCCTACGTGCTACTAATCCTTTGGAAGACTTCAGCTTACCTTGCTCACGTACATTCTTGTACAAGAACAGAGAGTCAGCAGCACCTTCTACATCACCTTCTTTCAGCTTACCTACAAAGGTTTCAGCATTGTTGAATGAACCAAGGTTAATGTACGTAGAGAACACAGCAGTAGCTACTTCAGGGCCAAGCTGGTCAAAGTCAAGTTCAGGCTGTTCTTCACGAATCTTGTCGTACATCTTTGAGTACACTTGAACAGCGTTCTCTCTACGATCAGACTTGTTGTTGTAACTCACACCAAACTGTCTTGCTGTAGCAGGAAGAACTCCATACCCGTAAGTGAACTTACCGATCTGGTCTTTGTGATCTTCTTTACCTTCCCAATCACCAAGAGTATCTACAAAAGAATCAATAGTGAACATATTATTTCCTACATTACCTTCTTCATCTTTATTATTTAATTGATTGTTTGGTTTGTTAGTTAAAGAATTATTCTTCTTAACACCATTATACTGTTGATCTTTGTTGTTGTCAACAGGTGAACCAAAGAAAGATTTCAAACCTTCAACAAACCCTTGTTGTGGTTTAGCAACAGATGAGGAAGGGTTGTTTGTTGATCCCTTTCCTTCCGTCTCTGTTGGTTGTACAAATTGTTTCAGAAGTTCCTTGAACATATTTATTAATCTGCCCATACTGAGTTGTAGTCTGTTGATCCGTTGACATGAGCCATTGCTTTGATCGAGTTGTTGATGGTGTTCTCAATGGTTTGCAACGCACGTAAGTCTTGCGAGTTGTTACTGGAAGGACGCAGTTTAATCAACCCTTCCTTGGTTACTTCTTTGGTGTACTTACCTTCGTAAGTCTTCAATCTACTCTGTGCTGTCTTCAACACATCGGATCCAAACTTCTCAACAGCAGGTGCAACACGAGCAATCAACTCTTCTTGGTTCTGTGATTGTTGGATGATACCAACCATCTTTGGATCAGCAAGGCCACCAATCATGTTGAACATAACGTTAGAGTTACCGCTTTCGTAGTCATTCAGGCCACGTACCACCAGTTTACTCATGGCAGTAGCACTGACCTCGTTGATGTCGTTTAAACCACGAATCGCCGTAGACAGGTCTGTAGCCTTCTCTGCTGCGTTGGAACCACCTGTCCTAGCGTCACCTTGGGTAAGGCCACCGGAAGTGCTCTGTGGCCCCAATACGTCCTGTGCCAACTGGTTAGAGAACTTACCGAGGATGGATCGTTGAACAACAGGATCTACGTTCCTCATGGAATTACCAAGCGCATCCAGTCGGGCTAATCTGTCGGCCAAGTCAGGTTGATTGTTGAACAGGTTGTTGACAGAGGCAGCAGTAATCAGCTTGTTACGGTTCTCCATAACGGTTGCATCTGCACCAGAGAACTCACCACTCAAAATCTGTACGTGTCCATCGTACAAGGTCTGGATAGCTTTGAACTTCTCGTCCACTTGGGCAGGAGTGAGCACACCGTTGGATGATTGGTATACCTGTGCTTTGACAGAGTTTACGTAAGTTGTCAACTGTGTCAACTTCTCTTCCCTAGTTGTGTTTGGGTTAGAGATAATGTTGTTGGCCTCTGTTTGATAGCCAGACAGAACCTTACCAGCAGCTTCACCCAACAGATCCATTGCTTGCAACGCTGCATCTTCACGGCGCAGTTTGTTTGAGTCAACCCTACGGCGCAAGTCTTCCAGACGAAGTTTGTCAGCAGCAAGCTGTTGATCTTGAGACGCAAACTTCTCGTTGTACAAAGCGATAGCGTCACCGTCTGTCATGGATGTGGTGTTGAATCCGTTGTTGTTCAACGTGTCACGGATCTTGACCATACCTGCTTCGTAGTTCTTCTGTTGCATGTCACGCAACTCTTTCTCTCGAACTTCCAGATCTTCGGCCATTGGGTTTGTACGCTTGAACACATCGTCAATCTTTTCCATTGCCTCTGGATTGTTAGCGTACTTGGCAGCAAGGGCCACGTAGGTCTTGTTACGGGCAAGGTCTACATCAAGAGTACGAATACCTTGTACCTCAAGAGAAGTAATCCGCTTACCTGCCGATTCAATCTCATCAAGAACAGTAGGATCAATAGTGGATGCAACAGACAGTTCAATGTCTTCGTTGATCTCACCCATAACGGCGGCTGCTTCTTCAGCATCTTTCTGCTCTTTGTACTGGCCGTACAACTCTAGGCCAACACCAGCAATCTTGGCAAAGTTCTCAAGAGATGAGCTTGGCCGTTCAAAGTTGCGCCCTTCAGCACCAACAAGAGGTGTGATGGTTGGGGGTGCACCAAGGATTTGTTGAATGTCTGCCATTATTTGTAAGCTCTCATACGTTCAAGTTGTTCAGTAAGGATACGTTTCTCGTCATCGGTGATTGGGGCATCCCTGATTGTGTCCAGCAAGTTACCGTTAGGAATCACGCTGTCACTGAATGTTGCATCAAAGAGTCGATCACGGAACTGATCTGTCTTTGTAACACCACTCTTCTCTACTACGTTGAACACTGTTTCGTAGAAAGCGTCACGGTTAATCTCAGACAGAGAGTAGTAGTTCAAAGCGTTCACTGCATCAACCACTTCAATGATTCGATCTATCGTTTGTTCACCCGCTTCAAACCCTTGGAGCAGTGGCATCAACACAGTTGTTGCGTAATCTGTAGCAGCCTCTTTAACCTTCTTGCTTAACCCGGCATTATCCATACCAGAGTATTCACCAAAGAATCTGGCTTGTGCTACTCGTAGGTCGGACTCTTTGGCTGAAGGAAGGCCTGTCAGAAGGTAACCTACCAACTCGCCTTTGGTTGCCTCTAGCACAGGATTGCCACGGCTGTCAAGTTTACTTCCAATCTCTAAGCCAATTATACCACGATATGACTGATTAAACAAGGGGAAACCTTTCAAAGTTTCTACCGCAGTACGTAGTGCAATCTCTGGAGCCTCTACGTTTGTTGTCCGGTACATCTTGTACCCAAGTGTCAACGGCTTAACGATCATCTCTGGCAAGGCCAAAGCAGGTGCGTTAAGAGATACGTAGTCCCCAAGATTGCCCAACTTCTTTGTACCGTCAAACAGCTTCAACAAGGAGTCAGGTGTGATCCCAACAAAGCCAGCGTTAGTAGGTGCAAAGGCTGACGTATCAAGGTCAGTATACTGGTCAGGGTTGTCTGCTACACTCAGCACAGTGTCGATCATCAATCCACCGATACCGTCCCTCAGTGCGTTACGTACTGTTGGATCCATGTTGTTTGTGTCGATACCGTTCTCTTGCAAGAACCTATCGTACACGTTCCACGCACCATATCCACCCACACCCCAAGTCAACAGAGAAGCAATAGCCATACGCTGAATCTCTGCACGAGAGAACCCTTGTTCGATTGGGCCACCAAAAGCACCCATCAACCGACCAGTCATCTTAAACTGGTGAGACATAAACTGTGTCAAGATACCAAGGACACCTTGAGTGTATGGCAACTGGTCAGATCTGTTCTGGTTCAACGACAACTGTTCTGCAAAAGCAGCTACCTTTTCAAAGTCTTGTTTGGTTGTAGGTGTACGGCCTTCTTGCACTTTGAATCGGTTGTAAGACACCAAGAAAGATCCACGCTTGTCAGCCTTCAGACCAACATCAAAGCCGTAACCTTTTACCGTATCAACAAACCTGCCAATGCCTTGAGTGACCACGTTGCTCCGTGTAACTGTTGCATCTGACAAAGAGCCAATGGTAAATGCGTGGTTAGATATCAACTGGTTCAGGCCAGATTCGTTGTACGCCTTGACAAGTGTCTGTGCTTCTTTGACATCCATACCAAGCTGTCTTGCTGTCTTAGCCACATCAAGGCCAAGAGGCGCACCTGACAGAATAAGGAAGTCACGGGCAAACTTACCTGAAGCAGCATAAGACAAACCACCCTCTGCACCTACGTACATGGGAATCATTGTCATTTGCAACAACGCTTGACGGAAAGGGTTAAGACCAAGGTAAGCAGCAAACGCAAATGACTTACCAATGTTGGCTACGTTCTGTGTTTGACCGCTAATCTCTCGACCCACGTATTGAGAAGCGTTGTTCAGCTTACTACCTGTCTTACCAATCCCTGCAAAGAAGTCGTAGATGTCGTTCTTCACAGCTTGAGACAACAGACCTGCTTGAGACGGGTGTGTACCGTTCACCATGTTGATGAAGTCCCACAACCTCTTGGCTGCTTTGTACTTCTCTTCAGTCATGGAGTCAGGACGGACAGGTGGGTTCAGCATGTCAAACTGTTTGAACTCAGGGAATCCGTTTTCCCACATCTTACGGGCAGCAATTGTCCACCGGGTAATACCGGCATTGGCTGAACCACTGCTAACGATACCACGGATAGCTGCTTCTGGCCCCATTAACCCTGACATTGTACCGTCAAAGTTGCGTAGAACTTCTTTACGTTCGCTTGTCCACAACAGACCTTGAGCATCCAACTCTTCCAGTTCATCAAAGGTTCGTGCTTGTTCTTGCAAGTTGGAAGAACGAATGGCAAAGAACTCTTCCCCTGTCTCGTCAGCCAGATCCTTTGCTACACGCTCTGCCTCGTCAATAGAGTTGGCTGTGTACATAGCACGAGTAGATCCGTCAGCCATGCGCTTACGAACAAAAGCCGGGGCTGTGTAGAACCGCGGTAAGTATCCGGGAACCTTTCCAATGATTCGCTTTGGAAGAGGGGACAGAGACTCGCCTTTAGGGATACGTGCGTACTGGGCACCTACACCATCACCCTTAACTTGGAAGTAGTCGTACTTCTCTGCTTGTTTGGAAGAGTTGCTTACGATAGAGCCAGTGTCTACATCGAGTACACGGTTAGGTACAAACCCTTCCTCTACCCTGCGTACCAGAAACTCTTTACCACCTTTGGTTTTGAATGCGTTCCACCCTTCATCTTGAAGTCGCATACGGACGGTTTCGTTCTTCAACAACAAGGTTCGATCTGCTGCATCTCGTACAGCGTTGTACGCAAGCACTTGGCTTTGGTCAAACCCACGGGCCACAAGCTCACTGCGGGTAAACGTCTTGCCTTGAGTGTCGCCTTCTTGCAACACTTCCGCTACAGCAGCACGTTTCTTGCCCCACAGTTTTTCAAAAGGTTGAATGATTTGCTTCAGTGTTTCTTCTTCTTTGGCAGAACGAAGAGCAGCTACGTTAGAAGACTTTACCAAACGATCAGAGAACTGTAACCCTTTACCAAAGAGTGCAGCCCACCGGCCACCTTTGATGTCAAGCTCTGACATTGGCAGCAGTGTGTCGTTTGAGTATGTGTCTTTGCCTTTGATAGAAGCAATGAAACCACCTTCTACCTTTTCAATCTCGTAGGATCCTTTAGGCATGCCGAACAAATCAAGCTCACGTTCAAGGCGTTCAGCGTTCTTGAATGGCTTACCGTTCTTTGTACCCAACCTCATGCTGTATTCAATACCGTCTTCCACAGGGTTAATCACTGTGTCGTGAAGGCGCACACCAAAGGTTTGAATAGCAACGGCCTTGCGAGACACCTCAGTGAGTGCCTGTTGGCTTGCTTCGTCCAGCAAAGGGTAAGTGTAAGGTGCGCTGCTTGGAGGCACTGGTGATGTCTTAGGTAGGATCAAAGAACCTGTAACATCTTCAGCACGAGTACCGATCTCAAACATCCTGTCGATGTCATCCATGCTGTCGAACAGTCGGCGTTGTCCTTCTTCTGTCAACGAAGCAATTTGAGCAGGGGAGCCTTGTACCATCTCGATACCAAGGTTGTCAATTACCTTTTTCCCTACCCCTTTTGCTACAGTTCGTGCTGTACCGCCCAACCCTACGTACTCAAGAATACCAAACACATCGTCAACAAAGTTACGAATTGTGTTGACATCTCCTTTGGCCCTTGTCTTTACTCGAAGATCCAAGTCATCCAGCATAGACTCAAGGGCGTAAGCATTGTCTGTAAGATCGCCAGCACGAGAACGGAACTCACCAATCAAAGCACGAGTTAACCGTTCTGCTTCTTCTGGTGACTCTGCGTTTACAATCTGTTGGGCAGCGTAATCAATCACTTGGCCCATGTTGGCGTAGTCAGTGATGTCTCCGGCTTCAGGGAACACAGCACGTACAGAGTTTACTACGGTTGTGCCGTAAGCTGGTGAGAACAAGAACTCGGCTGCTTGTCCTACGTTTGCCAATAACCCTTGGTTTTCTTGACTGGACACTACAGCATTACGAGCAAGGTTCATGTGCATTTCGTACCTTGAAAGGTTGGTGTCTTTTTCCAACTCTTTCTTGATTACCTCTTTACCAACTGCTTGTTCTTCAGCGTTAGCCAGTTGGTTGTACATACCAGATACGCTGTCTTCGTACTCGCCTTTGCCAAGACGCTCACCCATAGACCGGGCTGTGTCAACATCAAGAGAAAAAGATTGAAGCATACGCTCTGCCTCTTTCTCAATGTACACATCACCAGCATTTACAGCTTTCTGTTTGGCAAGCTCTGGATCGGTACCTCTATCACTAATGATTGCACCAACTTCTTTCAGATAGTCTTTGGCGTTGGCAGCATTAGCTTGGCCTAGAAATAAAGCCTCAATAGCTGGATCTACTTGTCCTTGATCGAACGGATTCATTTATTTCCTTGATGTATCAAATCCACGGGCGTAAGGGAAGGCTTGTGAAGCAAGGCCAGCAACAGCACCGTAACCTCTTGCTCTTGATTCAAACCCTACTTGACGATTCAACGAGTCAATGTTCTGTTGTGCAAGCTGATCCATCTGACCAGCAAACGCTTGGTTAGCATTCATCTGTGATGTGTACGAAGCTGTTGCACCAGAGAACCCAGAAGCCATTGCCCCGGAAGATTCACTCACAATACCAGAGTTTACCCCGGCTGCAAGTGCAGATGCTTGAGCTACACGAGATTGACGCAACGCCATAACACGTTCACGTTGAGAACGGATTGTCTCTCTTCGCTGTGCAATTTGATTCTGCCGTTGCACTTCGGAAGCTGCTTTCTTTTCTTCTCTACGCTGTTTAACAGTAGAGGCAACAAGGACAGCACCTACAATAGCGGTTGCTATACCCATAGTTATTTCCCCTTTTTCATAAATACGTGTTCGTACAAAACGAACCCTTGTTTTTCCATTGAAGACATAGCACTTGGGTTTGGTTTGATTGAGAACATAAACATATCTACTTGACCTTCAAACTCTTTCTCTACAGTTGACATCATTCTGCCAGCCAACCCTTTTCCTCTGTGATCTGGGTCTACGTACATCAACATTTCTTGAACCATTACGTAACCAAGCATAGGGTGTTTGGTTTTAAAGACAACAATGTATCCACAAGGCCAGCCTTCAGGTGTTGCACAAACATAAGAGTGCATAATTCCTTGTTGAGTAAGTGTCAACAACTGTTCCCAATCAGCGTTCTTCCCAGATAGGTCAACTCCTGTAAAGTATTTCTCCACCTCATCGTGTTGTTTCTTACCAAGGTACAGGAACACATCTCGATTCTTAACCAGATCAACTTTGTGAATTACGTAGTCATTGCTCATGTGTGTTACAATCCGTTGGCTGTGTAAGGGATGCTATACCCAATAAGAACAAAGTCTTTTCCTTCTTGTGACTCATACCGAATTGCAAGGCTTCGTCCTTTTCCTCGTACCTTCAGTTTAGTATACACGATTCCTTCCCCGTTGTCAAGAGACCCGGCAGCAACAGTAGGGTCTTTACGGAACCTATACGCTTGTTGAGCTTGACTGAATCTGTTTCCTAACGAATTTTTGTGCCAATCCCAAAGACCTTGTGCAGTGCAGCCAGACGGCCTGTCAAGGAACAACGAACCTGCTCCGTTGCTCAAGTAGCTCATCTCCGTAACAAGAAACAAAGAGTGGAGATATACCGATTGCTTATATCGTTGCAAGTCACCCAAAGTTTCAGGAATGGTAACAAGATAGCTTGTGTAGTTGATAGCTTGTCCTTGCGGATTCGTGACATTACCAAAGTCCTTGAAAGAGAGAGAAGCAAACTCACACAGAACAACATCTGTTTCAGTCAGCACCAAGACCTTAATGTTGTTGGCAATAAAGTCAGGCAGTTCTGCACTTGACAAGCTAGTGATCACTGGATCTGCTCCTATCAAAACAGGGTCTTCATCAATAACTACTTCATCTGTTCCAACAGGTACAGTGGGTGCAAGTGATGCAAACCCTGCTACAATTCCAAACGTATTTGACTTAAAGAAGCTGTACTTGGTAAACGCACCAGTACGTGCATCAAGGATCAAGCAAGCGTTGTACAAGTTTGTTTCATCTTCAGTTGCGTGAAACCAAAACATCTTCTTACTAATTGGATCGTAAGTACCTTTGGCTTTCTCACGATACTGCAAAGGAATCTCTGCATAGTATTGAAGAATCTTTTGTTCAGCAATGTCTTCAATCTTTGGTACAAACTCACCACCTGTCACTACGTGTACAGAGTTCTCAGCAAAGAAAGCAATGGCTGTGTCTGCTTGAATTACTGAAGATGCAGAGATGCACCCTGTGCTTGACAGCTTATCCACACCGTAGTCAGTAGCCCGGAATCCAGAGTCAGATCCACGGATGTACCACACACCGTTCTTTGCCATCACCAACATACCTTGTTGGAATGGAATCAATCGCTCAATAGAATCTGCTTCTGGAATGTAAACTACACCACCGTCTGTGTCCAATAGATCTGTAAAGTGTTCAGAGGTTGGGTCGTTCTCTTGACCAAATACACCAGAGTCAGATGGTGTTTGAATCACCTTGGAGAAGTATACACCGTTTGGACGTTTCGGATTTACATCCCCAGCGTACCACACCCGGCCTGAAAAGAAAGCTGTTGTCCTGTACGACTTAGAGCTTGGTTCATCATAAATAGAACTAAGAACTAAAGGAGATGTAAGTGTGGATCCCGTAAGACCATCAAACGTAGCAATGCCGTTTCTTACCCCAGTAAGCGGGTTTAGTTTAAACCGTCCTTTAGGTGCAGGAGAGTTACCGAACTCTTGTCTACGAAGAAGTGCTGCATCAAAATTGTCATCAGAGTTTTTGCCTAACACCCACTGCTGTGCGTTAGTCGGCCAAGTACCAATAGCTGCTCTGTACGCTTGAATTAAGTTCCGTTGTGCTGTATTTTCATCTTGCCTCCACCCTTGGTTTAAAAGGTTGTACAAGTGAAGGTTCGTCAAAGGATCAGGTTGTTCTTCATCAAATTGAAGCCCATCATCTACCCCGGTAAAGTCACGGATAAAAAATCGTTGTGTAGTTCCGTTCTTCTCTGTACCTACTTCATACAGAATAAAGTTGTCTGAGTCTACATCGTACTCAATGTAGATTGGTTTAAGAGCAGGAGAGGCCAACCACAAACGACCAAACCCAGATGCCGATTGAATCTCTTGTGCTGCCCCTTCAGACTCAGTGGCATTGTAAAGATAAGGGATGGTTGACAAGGTAACAGAGTCACCGTTGTCTTTTGATCCAGAAGTTGATACAGGTTCTACATCTCTCTTACGAATTACAAGAGAATTACCTACTTGAATTACAACATATCTACGAAGAGAATCCCCGGCTGCATTGTCCCAGATGTGAGTAGAGACAGCTACAGACGAGCTTGCTGAAGAGGTGATAGACACACCACCTCTTTCTATATCAAGCCCGTATCTGCGCTTTATAGAGCCTTTGAGTTCAATGTCGCAGTTGTCAACATCTTGAAGCGCGTTCTCAGGAAAAGTAATCCCTGTGGCTTCAGTAATGAATCCATTGACAAAGTTTACATACGGCTTGTCTTGTGCAATACGGGCCATGTTTGGTTCTTAGTCCACAATGTTCTTTCGTTGTTTGTACTGGGTCAAGGCCCACTGTGCATTCTCGTAAGAGGTGAAGATTCCACTTAGATCTTGAGCAAGCTCCCCACCCTCTTTGATCTTGATGGTAAAGAACCTACCACACCGGGTACGTTCAACCACAAGAGTCCTTCCGTTCTTTGTTTCACCGACTTCAACTTTGTTTGGTGAGGCCAGATCCACTGCATCTGGGTTACGAGGTTCTTGTTTAACTGTTGCTCGGTTACTTCCTACCGTACTTCTTCGGGGCATAATCTCGGTTCCTTGTTTTACTTTCTTCACGTCTTAGTTGTGCTAGTTGACGGACGATACGCTGTTCATCAACAGGTGAAGATGTTTGTTTAAAGTACAGCATTGCTGCTGCATTGAGGGTGTGCTGAAGCATCGGTACAACTGCAACCGGGACATCAGGCACATGGTCATCATCCACTGTGAAAGAGGGGATAACTACACCATACACTGAAAACTTGTCGCTGTCAACATAAGTTTCAACAGATGCTTTGTACGCATCCACTACAATGTTCTCATCGTCAAAGCTAGTCCAGTATTCAGGCTGTCGAGAAGTATCAATGTAGAACTTAAAACTGCCTACAGTTACAGCAACTTTGTCATCTCCACCACGGCTGAACTTCTTTACGAAGTCAACAGGCGACAGATAGTGCAACTCACGGTACTCAAATAAGCCAGTGGACGACACATCGTAAGCCACGTACATAATCTTTTTGATGTTGTCATCAATCCCTACTTGGGTAGGACGAGTAGGGCCAGTGATTGTACCGTCAAGAGTTACAGGTTGTTGTAACCAAGTCCACTCTTCTCGGTTAATAAACTCAAAGAAACACTCTTGCAACAGATTGGCTACCTGTTGAGATTCAACTGTGTCAGTAATACTGTCAACTTCATCACTGTCCATAACTGACAGACAGTTTTTTACATACTCAAGAACAGTTTTTTTAGTAGCCATTACACAACCACTCCATTAGCACCAGAGCCAATTCTAAAAATATCAATACGTCTTGCTGCGATAGTAGCCGTACCAGTGTTTGTATTTAAAAATATCTGAACACCGTTAGCAAAAGCAGTGTCATAGGTGTAAATAGATTGGGTTCTTGCAAAACTAAACGGAGGTGTTTTTGTTACGTTAACGTCATCGTTAATGATTGGAACAGTAATTGTTGTTGGGTTGTTCCCTATATCATAGGTTTTTGTAAGAAAAGCAGGTGCCCCAGAAGTTGCTGTAATGGTCAAGCTAATACGAACAATATAGCTGTCCCCTGCTGCACAAGGTTTAATTTTGTTTGTAGATGTATCCCACAAAACATCTGATCCACGGATGCATAGTGGTAGGTGGGATTGTCGTGATTGAGAACCAAGTCCGTCAATAGTTAATCGTACAGGGGTTGTCCCAACAACAATAGTAGGTGTACTAAGGCTATCTTGAGATGCTTCCCAACCTTGGTAGTTAATTTGATCGTTAGCAATTAGAGCAGCAAGGGTATCTGCATACGTACTGTAGTTGGCTGTATCTGATAAATCAGCGTGAACCAATCTACGTAAATCAGATTGACCGGCCAACGTAGAAGAAGGGGTAATTACTTTACCACTGTCAGATGTCAACGCATCGGTAATGTGCTTCGGCTCGTGACAGTCAGCGTTAAGGATAGCGTTGTGTTGTGTAGGCATAGTGGTTTGTTAGATCCAAAAATAAAAAAGGGACAGGGATAGAATCCCCATCCCCCCATTCAGCCAAGGATAACTGAATTAAGCAGTGGTGTATTCGATCACTAGACGACCTGCACCTGCAACCAAATCAGCTACGCTAGGAACGATAGTGACTTGAAGAGGATCTGTCAGTGAAGGAATGGTGCCGATGTCAGCACCGTTGCACAGAACAACTGTACCGGCAGCAGCATCCCAAGCTACGGCAGCATCAATACCGTCAGCATCTACTACAGTACCATCCAACTCGGACAGGCCGATGTTGATAGTGGTAGTGCCTGATGTAGAATCAAATGCTTCGTCTACGATCAAGGTTGCTGACTTAATCAACGCACCAGCAGGAATAGCTTGGATCACTGCGTCTGTTGCGTCAGTGGTTGGTAGGTTGTTGTAAGTTACAGGAACAACCAACTCTTGTGTCTTACCACCTTTGTTGGTCTTAGAAGGGGCCACTTGCTCAGTATCACGAGGGCCATAGAACACACGAACTGTGTTTACTTTTTGAACTGTCATGTTAAATCTCCAAAATTGGTGAAGGTTGGTGAAGGGGCCGAAGCCCCATCAGTGCTTACTTGTATGCAGAAGCAGAAGTCAACACAGTCACCAGTGTTTGAGGACGCTGAAGACCAAAGCCCCAACGAGCAGTTGTTACATACTCGTCACGCTGGAAGTCTTTGTTGTACTCACCATCGGTGTTAGGAGCCTGTCGCCATGCACCCATGAATGGCTTGTGCTGGTCGTCCAACACAGACATAAACAGGTTAGCTACGCCACCAACAATCTGCTTGGAAGTAGCGTGAGGGCCACCGTTGATGGTTTCGTCAGCAATACGTGGCAGACGGTCAGACACATAGATGTCAAAGCCGTAGATGTTACGTACAAAGCGGCGACCACGAGCAAAGCCGGTGTTCACGATACCTTCAAACTGAGGGTTGTTGATGAACGCTTGGTTGCCAACAGCTACGTTCAAAGCAGCTTCAGTTACAGGATCCACGATGGCGATACGACCTTCATCTGGTACGTAGGCTTTATCCAAAGCCAGCTTTGCGTACAAGAAGTCTTCCAAGGTGATGATACCAGTGGTAGAGCCAGAGGCAGCTACCCAACGGTGTGCGAAACCGTTGATGGTGTTGGGATCAGCCAAGGTCTGCTTGTTGGCTTGGGCCAGCATATCAGACTCGTAACGCTCACGAATGATACGTAGGTGTTCACGAGGGATAGCAGCTTCAAGAGCAGCAGCTTTGTAGCCATCTTGTTGCAGCTTACGTGTGATGTAAGAAGCAGCAGATACATACTCGGTGATTGTCAGTTGGATCTGACCAGTGTCAACAGCATCGTACTGAACGGCTGTGTCTTCTGTGTAATCACGCAGAGTGGTTTCACCCATTACAGGGATGTACAGAGTGTCACCGTCACCGAAGTCAGACACATCACGGTGCAGACCATCGGGCAGGAAACCCTCGTTGATTTGTTCCAGCATGAACTCGCTGAACACTTGTGCCTTGATTAGAGGACTTTGATTGCTAGTTACGTTCGACATTTATCGACTCCACTTAGGTTTGTTGAATTTAGGTTTTACTTACCAGATAGTTCATTGAGACGTTTCAAGTAAACACTTACACTGTCACGGGTTGTTCGAGTAGCACTGTACCCGGAACTCTTTGATTCAGTGTTTTTTGGTTGACCAAAAATATCTCGTTGAGAGTTACCTTGCAACAAGGCTGAACCTTTTGGAGCCGAGCCGTTAAGCTCAGGAAACAACTTCAAGAACATCTTGGGCTTAGTCTTAGCAAGCTGGGCTGCTTCCTCTACGCTCATGTCGTTCTCTTTTGCTACTTGCTGTACCTTGGCATTGGTCTTGTCACCAAAGGTTGCAGTCAACTTAGCAGTCACTTCACTCCAGTTCTGTTCCTGTTGTTTAGCAGTCTGTTGGTTTTGAAGCTGTGCCAAGACTTGCTTGGTAATGGCCTCTGGATCAACAGTTTGGGTTGGAGCAGGTGTGTCCTTATCCTTCCCGCTATTGACCTGATTAAGCAACTCACGTGCTGAAACTTGTTCTGCCAGTTTCTTGTTGACCTCTTCCAACAACGCACGATCTTGCGCACGTTCTTGTTTCAAAGTCTCAATGAAACTGTCTGCACTTGAGAGCTTGGTAATCAAGTCCTCTTTTGTGAACTTCCGTCCGTTAAACTCCAACACAACAGATGGGTCGTCTTGTTTGTTGTTGTTCTCTTCTGGCTTCACTTGATTGCCGTTGCTGAAATCGGTCTTATCTTCAGGCTTGGCATTGCTTGGGGTGGTCGCCCCGTTTGTAAAATCTGTCATTGTTTAATTCATCCTTGGTTGTTGAGAAGGCTTAAAGCGTACCTTAGTCCTTTTCTGTACCCAAGCAGGTTCGCTTGAGCAGCTACAAAGTCAGAGCATTTAATGTTTTCCTCCGACTCACTTTTAAGTATAGCAGATTCTAGTTCATCTGTCAATACCTTTTTTAAAATATTTGTGAAAGTTTGTGCAGATTCAAAAGACAACTTTAAATCTACATTGTTTTCCTTGGCTTGCCTTACGATACGACTGTTGTATTTTTCCGACATCTTTGATTCCTTGTTGTTAAACTTCAGGTGGTACTTCTACCGCATCTGTCAGCGCTTGAGCGTTCTGTGCAGCTTGCATTGTTCTGTTCAGTTCCAGTTGTTCGGACACAGACCCAAACGGTACAAACAATTCCATGTTCTCGAAGTTCAACGCATCGGCCCAAGCCTTTGCCCGTAGCTTTGGAGGGAAGTGTACCTTCATCTCTGGATCGTTAGCCAGTACCAAACTGAACTGCTGTAGTTCCTGTACCAGTTGGGCACGTTTAGCAAAGTGAGATGCACCACGGGCTTTCAACTTACCACGGGCAGTGAGGTCTTCTTTGGTGATGGTCAAGAACTCAATCACACCATCATCATCATCAATCACCTTGGCTACGTCTGCACTGGACAGGTTCTTTACTGCCACTTCCAACTCACCGTTCAATATTGGTTCAATGATTTCACGTTCGAAATCTTCAATCTTTACTTGGAACAAACGACCAGCAGCGTTCTGTAGTTGTTGGATTTCAAACGCAGTCTTCTCACCTGCTGTGCGAATACCCATAGCTTCTCGTGGAGCACCAGCAAAGGCTTCCATCTGTGCTTCTTTAATTTGGATCTGAAGGTCAGCCTGTAGTACGGTGGCATCAGGAGCAAGGTTAGATACACTTCCTTGCCCATCGTCAATGTAGTAGTTGGTTACAGGGCCGTTCTCTTCGATCTGTACGTTACCTACGTGGACACGATCAGGGAATAGCATCTGGTCAAACGCATCAGCACGAGCGTTCTCAAGGTGGTTGATAAGGTATTGCATACCAACCAAGTTGTCCAGTGGCCCTTGGCCCCACAGATTGTCAGGACGCTTTCTCCACGAACTGTGGTAGATCTTACCGAACCCTTGGAAGTCATCTTGTCCTTGATTACGGACAACAAACTTCCTATCAGCTACGGTAATCAATCGGTCTTTCATCAACGTGTTAGTTGAACTATCCCAGATGTCACCAATGAACTCAATCAACTCTACCTTTCCAGAGCGAAGATATGCAGCGTAGCTGTCAAATCCATCCATACGCTGTTGGTTATGTTTGTTGATGTCGATGTCTGTGTACCCGGACATAGAGGTGTAGTAGTTCAACACATCCTCTACTCGCTCCATATCAAAGCCAGCATCAGGACGTTCCAGCACGTACCGGGCAAAGTCACCACGACTAATCAATCTACGGAACATCTTGGGAGACTTCTGAAAACTCTCAGCAGTGAAGTCAAACACAATGTCGT